GGAACCTGCCCACCGATCAGATTGATCGGCTTCAAGCCATACGGCTTGTCAACGGTAGGATAAGCCATTTGTTACTCCAAAAATAAAATTATTTACCTTTACCAAACGTCGTGCTGGACTTGCGTTCTTTGAACAGCGGCATCCGCTCGTCGTTCAGCCTCATGAAGTTGTTGTCTACTGACTGCAACTGAGCTTGTGCTTGATTGGCGTAATAATCATCACGCTGCTTCATAAGCTCTTCCGGTGCCTTACATAGCAACAACCCGCCAATCTCAATGTTCCCTTTAAATTTGGAATTGGGATCAGCAACGTGCATCAACTCCGGATGATCTTCAGCCTTTACAGGCTCCCAACCTTCACGGAATTTTGCTGCGGTATTCGATGGGTCTGCATTACCCATAATCGAAGTCCGGATGTATCTGAAGACCCATCCCGGTTGCGGCTTCGGACTAGGAAGCGTCTGCGGGGGAGTCCACGATTGTTTACGCTGCGAAGCCGTGCGGCTTTCTACTTCACGGTCGAGTCTGTTATCAGCCATTGTTCGTCTCCAGTTTCATAAGTTCTTTTGCGTACTGTTCATTGCTCAAGCCAAGTTTTTTGGCGATTGCAACTTGAGTCGGTGTCAGGCGGACCTGACGAGGCGCGGTTGACCGCGTAGCTGGAGCCACAACATTAGCTGTCTTGGCGCGAGTGGGCTTTTCAGCCTCCCTCGTTTGAGTCGGCTCTTCCCCGTCGTCAAAGGCTTCAGGGAATCGCTTCTTCATTACATTATCGACCTGCCTGTAGTAGTCATCGCTGCGAGGATCTACACCAGACCGGACTAGCTTTTGATGCAGGCCGAGCGCGAGGGCAGTCATCTCCTCGTCCACACCGAACCAAGTGTTTTTCTGCTTCCACGCTTCGGCCTTTTGGTCGATAACTGGAGCAGGCTGCGCTTGCGGTGTCGTTACCTGTTGAGTTGGTTGTACACCTGATTCTTGACTTTGTAAAGTAGGTTGGAATCTGGCGTACTGCTGAATCTTTAACTTAGCATCCGTCAGCAACTCCTGAGCCGTTGTAATTTGCTCAGCATCACCTGATTCATAAGCAGACCTTAGTTTATCTTTAGCTACTGCCAACTCGTTGTTAGCAGCCTTAGTGACCTCCTGAATGTAAGCTTTTTCACCTACACCAAGACGCTGTTTCAAGCGTTGATTTTCTTCAAATTGAGTCTGAGCGAAACGGACGGCTTCTTCTTTTTCACGAGCCGCACGCTCCTTTTCACGACGCTCGTCGTGCCAGACTTTTTTCATCTGGGAGAGGCGCTTCCTGACCTTGTCGGAATACTCCTCAAGGTCATCGTTATCAAGCTCGTCCACTACCTCCTTGGGCAGCGGCTTACGACCCCGATCCTCTGGCGGGGTATCGTCTTCAATTTCGATCTTAATATCATCTTCCGGAGGATTCGTAGCCTTTGCTTCGGCTTCCTTTTCATCCGGAAATTTAAATTCGTCACGATCTGCCATAAATCACTCCTTATGCGCGACGGATACCACGGGGGTCATCGACCACCGCTTCCACGTTGTCGTCATTAATGATGCGGAACTCCCGGCCATGAATGACCACGCGGGTGCCCGTGTACGGACGGGTCAGGACGAAATCGCCTTCCTTGCACCACGGCCCGGTGGGGAACCGGTCCTTGTCTGCATAGCAAAGGTCGCCCATCTTAATAACAAACAACACAACAGTTGTCTGTTCTTCGACTCGTTTGGTGTCTTCAGCCTTGATCAGGCCACCCTCGTACTCCTCCTCCACGTGCGGCACAGCGCACAGGATTCGGTAGCCCTTTGGGTCCGGCAGGAGCTTGGCCTTGTTGGCCTCCTCCTGAGTCTTTTCTACGTCGATGTTACTCACTCTTCCTCCATCCTTTTTGCAAGGTCTTTGATATAGCCGAGTGCGAGGTCGAGACCCTGTAACGCCCCGCAAAGTCTTTTGTATTCGCCCTCATCCAACTTGCCTTGGATCAGGTTTTCTACGATCAATGTGCGCTCGTCCTTGAACTTTGATTCAAGGTATTCCAGAGCGTTTGAGTAGGACATTGGTTACTCCTTTTTCTTTGGCTGCGCCTGTTGGCGTTGCTGCGTCTGCATCCGACGTTCCTGCGAGGCTTCTTTAGCCTTGCCAATCTCGATACCCATGCGCACGCCCTCTGCCTGCTGCTTGGCTGACAGACTCGTACGATGTTTCTGCAAGTCGCTTTGCAATCGAGCGGCCTCAAGTTGCTGGCGTCCTTGGATTTCACTCTTCTTGAGATCAAGTTCATCTGCCTTGGCAGCAGCTTCAATCTGCATCTCCTGCTGCTTGCGCTGCAGTTCGGCCTGTTTGATCTGCGAGTCAACCTGAAGCTGTTGAGCCTTGAGTTGCAGTTCCTGTTGACGAAGTTGAAGCTCCATCTGCTGCATTTGAATGACGGGATCTTGCTGCTGCTGAGCAATCTGCTGAGCCTGCGCTTCGGCCACATCCTTCTGCAGGAGCTTGGCAGCGGCCTGTGCCGCAAGGCGCGACACTTCCAACTCCACAGCCTCGGGCAAGAAGCCCTCGTCCTTCTCCTCGTCCGGCATCGGGGGCAGCGTTGCACCCAACTGCTTTTCGATTTCTTTGCGATACTGGAACGCCACGTGCTCCATGATGTGAGCAGCGGCTGCAGCCATAATTTCCTGCGCTTTTGGGTTTTGGCCCACAACCATCCGCATCTTCGGATCTTGCATGGCCATCATGTGAACCTGCAGATGCGCTTCGTGATCTTGGTAGTAAAACGCTTTGACCGGCTTGGAGTTCAGGATGTCCATGTTCTCCGTCACAGGATCGACGGGCTTCATGTCGTCCTTGTTTGGCACGATCTTGTTGGCGTTCTTAATGCCAAGCGTCTCGATCATCTGCCGGTGCAGGTACGGCATGTCATAGATATCAGGTGCCTGCTGAGCAAGCTGCAGCACGGCTTGGTACTGCACGATCTTCTGCGACATCGTTGCCGCGTTTGGATCGCTTACCGGAATGACATCGACATCATCGTAGTCGGCTTTCTTGGCCTTACGATTGCCAACCTCCGGCTCGTAGCTATACTCGTCCGGCGTGTTGTCTCGGATGATGGCCGCAAGGAGTTTGAACTCCTGCTTCATCGTGTAGTAAATGCGGGCTTGCACCGCCGACATCACCTTCAGCACACGCTCCAAAATGGCGAGCGTGGTGCCCACCGGAGCTTGCGACGACATGTCGCTGATCTTGAGGTCCGACACCGCAGCGAAGCGGCGTCCTTCCTCCACTACCTTGTCCATCAAGGCAGCAAGTGTTTGCGAAGGTTCTTTGTACGGAAGCGGTAGGATGTTGTCGCGGATCGCGCCAGACGGAATGTCTACGTCTCGGAATTCTCCCGGTGCAATCGGAGTATCGTCTCCCTTAATCCGCAGTCCTCTAGATTTGAGACCTCCCGGTAGGTTAGATAAGGTTCCGGCGTCAATGAGTTGACGAAGGAGCGAGGTGGCCGCCTTACTATGTCCCCCGATGAGGTGGATGAGACCGAAGTAGTAAAATCCAAAGCCCGGTATGTATCCATAGTGGACGAAGTGTTGGCGCTTCGTCTTGAGCTTGTCGTCTTCATGCCAATTCCTCCTGATCGCAAGGACAGTCCCCGTACCTTTCTCAATCGTCACCACGTAAGGCAGTGCGATGCCGGTCTCGTTATTATCTTTGTCAACGTCCGGATACCCCGGCAGGTCAATGTTCACGTGCATCTCAAGCAACTGGAACCGGTCGTCCATTGATGCTGAGAAACCCTGATCCTCTGCCTTCTGCTTCTCCACCTCGTCCATGACGCGAACCGGGTCGCCCAGATCCACATCACGATAGAACCCTGCGTACTGCAGTTTGATCAGTTCATTCTTTGTCTTACGCATCTTGTGCGTAACACGCTCGGCTGATTCAAGGTTCGGTGCGCCGTACGGCACCACGATATCTTCCGCCGGGATATACACAGCGGTCTGACGATTCAGCGACGGGTCGAAGTACACCTTCTTAAAGGCATTACCCGCGAGGGCGAGGCTCAGGAGCAGACGTTCATGCTCCGGCCGATACTCCTTCATCACTTCAGTCAGTTGGTAATTCATGTCATCAGCGACACGAATCGAAGCGTCCTTCTTCTCTTGAGACTCCCTGCCAATGATCTTGGTCTTGACCGGCCCCATCGCGGGGAAGGTCTCCATGATCGTCTCCGACTGGAACTTGACCGCACTCTCCATCAAGAGCGGGTGGAACACACCACACGCCCCCGGCCACGGCTCGGTACGCTCCTCGTACCGGATGCCAAGGATCTTGAGTCCTTTAATGTACGTATCCAGCCAGTCTTTGCGGGAGGCTACGTCTTGGTCGTATTGACCAAGCAACTCTCCAGCCAGACTCTGCAATTCTCCCTCGTCCATAAACTCAGCGAGGTTGGCATCAAAGTCTTCGGCGCGTGGCTCTTCCTTCATCAATTCAATGATTTCACCATCCACACCGATCCGGACTGCCTCCGGATCAACGACTTCAATCACCATCGGCTCTTGGGGAGCAAGCGCATCCAAACCCATCGGAGCCTCATACAAACTTTTATCAATGGCCATTTAAAATCTCCTAGTAATACCCTTCTCGCCTGTGGCTCTTGAACCATTTCACTGGCTCAGGCTCGTCAGTCGGGAGTCGAATGAACCCACCCTGCCGGAAGCGCAGGAGGGCGAGTGTTGTTGCGTCCACCAAGTCATCATGGGTGCCAGCCGGGAAGTCATTGCACTCCTCGACTACTTCTTGCGCCCAGCGGTGTTCAGTACACCACACTATCCCTGAAGAAAACAAATCAACAACCGCGTTAACCCGGCTGATTTTGTCCTGTCCTTTACCCGGCGTGAACTCGCTGATGGGCACGCCCATCCGCCTCATCTCCTGATACAGCGCAGCCCCGTTGGACTTCTTTTCAACAATGAAAGTATCAGGCTGCCACTCCTTGTACTCCTCCAGCACGAGCGCCTTTAGCTCTGGGAACTCCATTCGTTGCTTGATGGCGTTTAGGAGAATGATGTTGTAGTTCTTGGTCTCTTCATTAAAGAAAACTCCCCAAGTCAGGAGGGCGTTGTAGTCCGACCGGTTGGATTTCTCCTGCGCGGCGTCAAGGGACATGATGATGTGCTCACACTGGGGCGGGTCGTCCTTCTCCCACAGCCGCCACCACTCCCTCTTTATAAGAGCACCTTCCTCGGAGGTCGGCTGCTGCATGTACTGGGCCTGCCAGTACCGAACGTCCATGCTGGCCTTCTTGGCCAGAAGTTCATCAATCTCCCAGAACTCAGGCCAGAGGGGTTTGTCGTTCAGAATGGCGGGGAACTCGACCACTTCCCACTGATCGGCACCCTCTTCACGCAGCATGTGATCGACGATCTTGCCGGTAAGGTCCATCTTGCTCCAGCGCGTCATTACTACAATGATCGCGCCACCCGGCATCAGTCGCTGAACTGGGCCTGACTGGAACCACTCCCACGCTGGCTCAAAAACATCCGCCCGACCTTGCTTAGCTTCTTGTTCGGAGTGGGGGTCGTCGATGATAAAGAGGTCTGCACCTCGTCCCGCCAAGGCACCGCCAACACCAATAGCAAAATACTCACCATTAAAGTTCGTGCCCCAGCGAGAAGCCGATTTAGAGTCGGCCTGAAGCTCGACAGCCGGGAAAATGTCACGATAGGACTCACTTCCTACAAGATTTCTTACACGACGACCAAAATTTACCGCCAGATCTGCCGTGTGTGAGGCCATGATGACCTTCTTCTGGGGGTACTTCCCCAGAAACCACGCCGGAGCAAGGTAAGAAATCATCTCGGATTTACCATGTCGCGGGGCAATGTTAACAATTACGCGCTTTTTCTTGCCTTCGGCAATATCTTCGAAGATTTTGGCTAGTTTTCTGTGGTGTGGCCCGACTTTGTAGCCGGGATACACATGGTTAATGAAGTCAAGAAAGCTGTTTTTACCAAGTTGCTGCGTAATTTGGTTTTGGTAGGTTTTGAGAAGCTCTGCAACACGCCGTTTCTCCTTGTCGGGCAGCGTTGGCAAGGCTTTTTTAAGCTTTACAATGTTTTCTTGAGTTAGTTGCACGGGTTTTGTATTTATTCTTGGTTTGGCAGGGCTTTATTCTCGTCCCCACTGTCCAAAACTTTGTATTCAATACCTTCCAGCACCAACATAAGCTCTTTTTCAACTTCTTCGATGGGTTTGATCACGTGCGTGACCTCACTGCGCCGTTTAAAGGCGTCCACGCCATCAATTTCACCGATCTTAGTCAGTGCCAAGATGCGGGTTTTGCTGTCCTTGGCTGTGGCGAACTCTTTAACAAGGTTTGCCACGACAAAATTTTTGTAATCGGCAAGGTCATCGACAAGTGCATGGTTTGTTTCACGCACCAACCCACTCAAATACGCGACCACTTCGTTAGGGTATTTCGCGTAATCGATCTTTATTTTAGGATTAACAACCATTTCACGAGCTAGCTCGTGCGCGGCGTCCTGTTCTTCGGCTGTAGGCAGCAGAGGGGAGCCAGAAAGATCACTAATGAGTTTAATTGTGCGTGCCCGCATCTCGATTTCTTCGGATGGGTCGAGCGGGGGCAGGGCATCGGCTGCACTTTTTGGCAGCGGAACCAATTCTTCAATGTCCGGGACGAGCGGAAAATCGTCTGGTGCGTCCATGTGGGCGGATACTACAAACAAAATATATAAAATAAAATGGCATGGTACCAAAAAAGATAGGGGGTACGTTGCTAATACGAAGGGGGTGGGGGTCGAACTTGGAAAAATGCGTAGTGATTTGTGCGGATTCGAGAGGGGAGGGGAGGGCGCGGAGTCCCAACGCCGCGCGGGGGGGCCGGGTACGGTACGGGTCCATTCTGGTAATAGGCCAGAATCCGCCGAAAACGTGGGAATAGTGCAAACAATGTTGACACCACGCCCGGTTTCGTGGTGAGATATGCCCCGTGCCGGTTACAAAGGATCCACCGATGGCCGCGCACATTGGAGAATCGCATGAGCAAGTCAATCAAGGTTGCCACGGCCGTGGCCGCGAACGTCAAGCCCACCGCGCATGATATCGGCGTGGCCGCGTTTACCGCGTCGCAAGGCGGCAAGGTTGCCGCCGCGCAAGCCCGCACATTATGGGGCGCAGAATGGCCGACACTGAAGCCCAATTCAGTCGAGCGACAAGACTTCAACGCGGGCGCACTGGCCGCATGGATGACAAAATACCGCGAACGTGTTCCCACGGCCGTCCGCAAAATGGGCGAGTACCACGCGGCCGCGACGGGCGAAACCGTACCGGAAGGTTGCGGTACTGATCTCACCCCCGCCTTCGTAATGGGCTACGCGGGCAACGCCTTGACTAAATTGAAAAAGGAAAACCCCACGCTAGGGGCGCTGGTTGCCACGCAAAAGAAAAAGTATCAAGACGTATGCGCGGACGCATGGCGCAATATGGCCGAATCCTACGGACGACTATTAAAGGATGAGGCGGGCGAGGATGGCAGCGCCACGCCGAAACGGATGGATCCATTCGGTGTCCGCCTTCCCAAATACGTTGAACGTATCATCACGGCCAACAATGCCGCATTCGAGCGGGGCGATACGTCATCCTACTCGCCCGATGTGATGGACAAGGCGGCCGCCGCCTTTGCCAAAGTGTTGAAGGATAACGCTAACAAGTAACAGGCCATTCTCACCAGCCCCGGCAGCCGCAAGGTTGCCGGGGCTTTTTTGCGCCCGGTGGGCGCAGTGAAACCAGTTCCATATGTGTGCGCGCGCATGGGCGCGACCGAACCACGTTGCAGCGTGATTCTGGGAAATTCCCAGAATGGGTCGCGTTTTGTCCGACCGGCCTTGCTGCGCAAGGCTAGCAGAACGATTTCGGACTGTCAAAACTTTTTTTGTTCCAACTCTGTTCCGTTTTGTTCCAACTTGTTCCAACAACTTGGAACAAGATTTTGCCATGTGAATCAAGCACTTACGTGGCTTGTTCCATTTGTTCCAAGTTTTTTGAGGTAGGCAGGGAGGGACCGGGAACAAACCGGGTCCGAACCAAGAGGTCGCGCAGTGTGTAAACTTCAAAATCCCAAAAGGGGAACCGCACTCCTATTTTCAAAAACATGGAACAAATGGAACAACTACTACTTATTAACAATTATCTTCTTCTTCTTCTTTATACAAATCAATCACTTACCGAACTTATCCACACCCTTCCCGGCCAAATCCTGTGGTTATTAGTCAAGTTAAAAATTTGGAACAACGTGGAACAGATGGAACAAACTTGGAACAGATAAAAAACCCGTCGCTCTGCCAAAGTTCTTGTATTAGTTAAGTATTGTTGTATAATGATAGAGTGGAAGTCTGCCTTGAAGAAGCCGGACTAAGTTGTAACAACATTCTGGGAACTTCCCAGAATCACGAGGAGAAGCAAGATGAGCAAGATTCAGAAGGTCGCCAACGGCAAGTGCCGTGAGCATGTGCGCAACCGCAAGCAGTTCATCGGAAATAATTTGTTTGGAGTAGTTCGCCACAATTCAGTGACCGACGAATCCATGTACGTGGTCTTTTCGTACGGCGAACACTTCCCGCTGTTTATCTACCACTACCCGACCGAGACATGGTTCGAGAACGAGGACCGATACAGCGTGACCACAAGCAAACATCGATCACAGGCACACCCGCTCGTGCCCGTTAAAAAGGCATCGACCAACTTCATGCAGAGTTTGATTTATCGAGGCATCGTCGAGTCGGTCGGCGTAGCAGCGTGAGGTACAGAGTGAAGATACAAGGTGACATCGAGACAGGCAGGTTGTGCCAGTGCGGAGACTGCGAGGACTGTCATGCGTACAAGTTACACATGGCACAGCGCGAGGCAAAGGCAAGGGAGCGCAGGTTCTGCGTCGTGCCGATGCACAAGCAGGGGTACATGGCGTTCAGCGTCGAGGCTGCGCGAGATGTGGTGAAACAATTAAATCCAAAGAGGTGCGCGTGATGAACGGGTATGAGACTTGGTGGATTGAACAGGACACCGATGATCGGTGGATACAGCAGCAGATGATGGAGTTCGAGCAGCAGCAATGGGAGGCAATGGAGGACGCGAAGCGTCTCGCTGCGGGTGAGTGGCTGCAATTGGAGTTTGACTTTGAATTCTCACCCATCACGCGACCCGGCTCGCTCTGTCATTTTGCTTGATTGTGTTAAGTTATCTTGTATAATGTTAGAGTGGAAGTGTGGTCGGCGATAGGCCAACTAAATTCAAACAACATTCTGGGAAGTTCCCAGAACCAACGTGGAGAAGTGACATGACTACGAACACAACGAATCTTCTGAACAAACCTAATCACATCATCTCACTTGCGTCGTCGTGTGTGCTTGTACACACCGATGTGCGGGTCTGGACTGCGACCATGCAGGACAGCGAGATCAGCGACGAGGTGACGCAGGCCAAGAAGGCAGACCGTGACTCTGGCAAGTTTGTGAAGCACTTGCTCGCCAACTGCGCTGAACACAAGAAGTGCATGAACTACAGACAGATCGTCTACAACTGGATGCAGCGTCGTACGTATGACTGGGCAGGTTCTCTACGCATCTTGCCGACTGTGGACTTCCCGAAGTTCATGGAGGAGTACAAACATCACGAGGACACATTCAAGCAGTTGGTCGAGGACTTCATCAAGGCATACCCGGTGATCATCAGCAACCGCGCGTTTGCACTGGGTGACATGTTCCGACGCGAGGACTACCCGCTGCCCGAGCAGATACGTAACAAGTTCAGCATTAACTTGTACAGATCAGAGGTTCCGACGGGTGACTTCCGCTGCAAGATCGCATCGCACTTGGCAGATGACTTGTCCACACATTACGAGAGGCAGGCACGCGAGTTGGTCGAGCGCATCCTGAATAAACAGCAGGAGCAGTTGGTCGAGATCATGCAGACCATCAAGGCCAACTGTGCGACCGAGACCGTGACCGAGGGTGGCGAGATCAAGATCAAGCGCAAGAAGTTGTACGAGTCAACACTGAATCGTGCGCATGAACTGATCGATACCTTCCAAGAATTTAATTTGGCACAAGACAGCAAGTTGGAGCAGGCACGAGCAGAGTTTGCCCGTCTCCTCGACGGCGTGACCATCGACAAGTTGCGTGACTCAGACACCATGCGCGTCGTGGTGCAGGAGGGGATCGACGACATCCTGTCGAAGTTCGGCGTTTGATTGTTTGATTTTTGTAACGGTATTTAACGGAGAAGCATCATGAGTAACTTGAACGACAAGACTTTCATCAGCATCAACGAGGCAGCGCAGGCGATCTTGGCCTATGGGCAGGACATCACTCCCATCCTGTTCGGTGAGCCGGGTATCGGTAAGACATCGATACTCAAGGAGATGCGCAAGGTACTGGGTGATGAGTACGACTACATCTACATCGATTGCCCGGTGATGGATATGTCGGACATTGGCATGCGGGTTCCCAACAAGGACACGGGGCAGTTGGAGTTGTACGTGTCGTCACTCTTCAAGTTGGGCAACGGTCGCAAGAAGGTGATGCTGTTCGACGAGTTTGCCAAGACTCCGAAGTTGACGCAGACCATCTTCACACGAGCGTTGCTTGAGCGGTATGTCGGTGACATGCCCATCGAAGCAGGCAGTTATTTGTTCGGCACATCGAACCTGTCGAGCGATGGTGTCGGTGATGCGATGCTCGCTCATGGCAGCAGTCGTGTGATGAAGTTGTACGTGAGCAAGTCAAACGCTATGCAGTATCTCGCATGGGCAACCGAGAATGGACAGTCTCCTTTGCTTCGAGCATGGGTTGCCATGAATCCAAGAAGCATGGCGTCGTATCTCGATGATGGGCAGGACGATAATCCGTACATCTTCAATCCCAAGAAGAAGCAGGACTCGTACCTGTGTCCTCGCTCGTATGCCAAGTGTGATCCGATCATTCGCAAGCGTGATCAGGTGGGTAACAAACTGACCGAGGCAGCACTCGCCGGTACGATTGGTCCATCAGCAGCGCAGTCACTTGCTGCATTCCTGTCCCTTGAGAAGGAGTTGGTCTCTGTTAAGAGCATCATCAAAGATCCGGAGAACACTCCCATCCCTGACAAGTTGGCTGCGTTGTTCATGACAATGTTTAACGCAGTGGACACCATCGAGACGCAAGACGACCTGTCGTCGTTCATGAAGTACGTGAACCGAGTCAGTTCGTCCGAGTTGCAATCGGTGTTCTTCACCATGTTGTTGCAGTCCAAGCGAACCATGCGGCTCGCTCGTAACAATGGCGTGGTGATGAACTGGGCCAAAGATAATTACGAGTTGTTGGTTTGATTTAACCGGAGAAGCGAGGGTATACATATGACCACACCAAACATCGACAGTCAGAACACGCGACTCAAGCGAGCGCACATCAAGTTGCTCCGGCACAAAGATACTTGCTTGTATGGTGGCGTGATTCTCATGGGTGAATCGTCGGTCGTCGAGGACGAGAGCAAGTGCCCGACTGCGTACACCGATGGCTATAACAAGCGTTATGGCAGCAAGTTCATGAGCAAGTTGACCGATCCCGAGGTGGCAGGTCTGGTGCTGCACGAGAACCTGCACATCCTGATGAAGCACTTGATTCGTGGTCGTGACTTGAGCAAGGAGAATCACCGACTCGCCAACATGGCGATGGACTACGCCGTGAATCAGGTGATCGTGGATCTGGCAAACAAAGATCCGCAGTTGTGCAAACTGCCCGATGGTGGACTGTACGACCCGATGTTCCGCGACTGGTCGTTCCGCAAGATTTACGACTATCTCAAGCAGGAGCAGGAGGGTGGCAAAGGTGGTCGAGGTGGCGAGCCGCTCGATGAGCATGGCGATGAAGTTGTTGAGGGCATGACGCAGGAGCAGCGTGAGCAGTTGTCTCGTGACATCAACGAGGCACTACAGCAGAGCGCGATACTGGCAGGCAAGTTGGGAGCGACTGTCCCGAAGACGATCAGCGATCTGATGGAGCCGAAAGTCAACTGGCGTGAGGCACTGCGTGAGTTCTTGGCTAGCACCATGCGAGGCAAGGACGAATACACATGGCAGCGCATGAACAAGCGACGGTTGGCTGATGAGATCTACATGCCCGGTGTCTACTCCGAGACTGTGGGTGAACTTGTTATCGCCATCGATACGTCGGGAAGCATCAGTCAAGTGCAACTCTCCGAGTTTGCCAGTGAGTTGGCGAGCATCTGCGAGACCGTGACACCGGAGAAGGTGCGTGTCTTGTGGTGGGACACAATGGTGCATGGCGAGCAGGAGTTTGATGAGAACAACTACAACCAGATCGCTTCACTCCTCAAGCCGCAAGGTGGTGGAGGTACGAGGGTGGGGTGTGTGAATGAGTATATAGCGGCTAACAACGTGAATGCCGAGTGCGTGATCGTGTTCACCGATGGCTATGTCGAGGACTCGTTTGAATGGTCAGTGAATGCACCGACCCTGTGGATGGTGACTCGTAAACAATCATTCGCGCCGCCAAGTGGCGTCGTGATCAACGTGGAGAAGTGACATGACTCTGAATACTTTTTTCTTTGATGGTATGCACACCGATGAACGCCGCAAGTTCATCATGCAGAACAAGGCATGGCCAATCGTCGTGGCTGCGATCAATGCAACCGATGGCAGGCTGAAGGTGGGATTCATTGGCAGTGATTATGTGGATCTTGTCAATGGCATGGGCATGATGGTGGCAGCCGTCTACTTCACTCCCGGTGGCTCGTACAAGTTTTCTTTGTACAGCGAGGGGCATGACACAGGTACAGGGTTTGAGCAAAGCAAGAGCAAGCGACCCAAGTATCTGGCTAGCAAGTTACGCAAGGCCAAGCAAGATGCGACGGGTTTGACTACTTCACCGGCAGGCGAGAACTATGACTCGCTGATGAGCGCGTTGCACCGGGCTGACCTGACGCCGAACAAGATTGTTTCTGAGGCACTGACGCAGACCATCCGCAGTGTGTACCCGTCATACCGACCGCCGACTATCGAGGTCGATTCCGAGATGGCCACTACGTTGATGAAAGTATTCATGAAGGAGATGGCCCCGGTCGAGATCAGTCAGTCGATGACTACGCAGTTGGAGAACTCGTACAAACGGTTCGTTGATCAGCGCGACAAGATGAACGAGTCATTCAAAACCGCACGAGATATGTTTAGCCAAGACAAATGGTTTTTGATGTACGACTACCGCAAGGTCAACAACACGCCGTCTGTCATTGTGGGTGCGATAAGTTCCCTGCCCATGCAGGCAGCGATTGATCACTACGTCTCGTACGGTGGGGTCGTTGGCTGGGAGAGGTTCACGTTTGCGCAACCCGTCGTCCCGCTGCAATGGTATCCGTCGTTTAAACAAATACCTGATGACATCCGCAAGGAACTCGAAGTGCAGTTGATGATGTACAAGGTACACAAAGATAACAGCAAGTTGCTGCCGGATCTTCCGGGTGGGTTTCAGTTGTGGGCCGAGGGTGGCATGGCCTTCATGTCTGGGTGGAACGAGGCATCCATTGTCCTGATGGATAAGCAGCCGTGAGTGGGATGTTTGTGTACGTAGATCACAACCGGGAAAAAATGGGGGTCACCTTCCACTTACCTTTACGTATGACAAACAAAGTCATTACGTTGTGGACAGCACCGACAAGTTGCAGGTACTTCACCCGTGAGAATCTACCGGACTTTATTAAACAGAAGTTGGCCATGATCGCCACGTTGGAGCCACCGACGAATAGCCCGTACTTCAAGGACAAGATTGATCTCAAGGAGAGGCAGCACAGGGAACTGCGAGCGGGTGCGTACTACGCATCCAAGCAGGAATGTCCAGAACAGTTCAGGGATGTGGGGTGGCGTGTCAATGACAAGTATTACTACATCGTGCTGACCGAGGAGGAAGTGATGCCGCTGACCATGCAGACAGAGGAGTGGTACGACACATGACACCGGAAGGTAAGGTTAAAAAACGAGTGAAGGAAATCCTAAAGGAGGCGGGTGCGTACTGGACGATGCCGCAGGGAACTGGTTTCGCTTCTTCCGGCGCTCCCGATTTTTTAATTTGTAAAGGAGGGTTGTTTTATGGTATAGAGTGTAAGGCAGGTGGTAATAAACCTACCGCGTTGCAGTTGAAAAACCTCGATGACATTCGGAAAGCCGGTGGCATCGCATTAGTGATTGATGAAACAAACGTAGAGAACCTACGCAAGGAGTTAAGTCGTGAAGAAGTCCAAGGGTAAAGTGAGTAAGTCTGAACAGATCCGCAAGTTGTACGATGCGGGTAAGTCAGTCAAAGAAATCAAGGCTCGTGTAAATTGCAGCCATGCGTTGATCGCCATTGTGTTGCGCAACTACAGGAATAAAAAGCCGGGTAAGGCCGTGTTTAAAAGTCCGCGCTCGCGTCTGATCAATGATTTGTTTCAGATGAAGAAGGCAATGGATGTGATTGAGAAGAAACCGGCAAAGATAATCACCCATTCCCAATTCGCAAAAGACGCGCTCGATCTCATCAACAGCCCACCGCACTACAAAACCGGTGGAGTTGAGACTATCGATTTTATTGAATCGAAGGATCTGAACTATCGTTTGGGTAACGTAATTAAATACGTGAGCCGTGCCGGTAGGAAGGCGACTGATCCTGTTGAGGATCTGAAGAAGGCCGCGTGGTATCTGAATCGTGAAATCAATGCTCGGGAGAATGCGTAATGTCTATTATTCTGGAACGCTCGTTGGTTGCGTTAAAAGCCACAGGCGCGAAGTTCATCGTTGTCATGCCGGACGGCACGACACACTCGCAGGGTGATTTAAAGTTGGCTGGACCGGAGAGGCGTAAGCGAAGTCGTAGCGAACATCCGCACGGGTCTATCAGCGCGTATTACCTACCGTTAATTCAGAACATGCAGCCGGGGCAGATGGTTGAAGTCCCGTATGACAAATTTAGTCCGAAGGTTCTGGTCAGTGGTATCTCATCTCGTGCCGTAGACATGTGGGGTAGGCACAGTACCATCACGGCACAGAATTCTGTGAAGAAGGTCGTTGAAGTGCTGAGGGTAGCGTGATGAATCCAATACAGATTGGAAGAAAAAGACTCAGCGAGATCGTGTGGGGCATCATCGATGAGAAGGTCGGTGATTTCCCGTACGAGCGCATTGAGAAGATCGTCGAGGATCAGCAAGCCCTGCGGTCTCAAGCCGAGTACAACACCGGGTCTGTGCCGGTGGATGATGCGTTTGAGTTATACAAGGTAGTGAAGTTCTTCAAGCCCAGTGTCATTTCTGAAGTGGGCACGTTCATTGGTGTATCTACGTTGGTGATGGCGAAGGCAAACTCGCTCGCAACAATTTATACATGCGACATGTCAAATGCCCTGCATATTGCTCCAGACAATAATCGTATAACACAGTACCCGAAGAGTCCTTCTCACGACATGTTCAAAGACTTGGCCGAGCAGGGTCTGAAGGTCGATCTGGTCTATCTCGACGGACGTTTGTCTCAGCAGGACATTGAACCGCTAAACAATATCCTCACCGATAAAACCGTCTTCGTCATGGATGACTTTGAAGGAACGGAGAAGGGCGTTGCCAATGCCATGATGTTGGAGTCACCGGGACGGATGCTGATCTATCCACGTGAAGGTAGGAAGACAGCCATTTCCATTCCGTTTTCACTTCTTCAGATTGTTTCGCAGGAGGCCATATGATCGATTGGCTCAGAAAAATGCTACGTGACTGGAAGTGGCGCAGACTGAACGAGTGGGCGCACGTGCCGCCGCCGGATTGGGCAGCGAAGCGCGGGTGGAGGGATTACTGGTGACTGAAGAAAAGAAACAGCAAACCCTGCTTGATATGTTCAAGCAGGTGTTCAACATGGCTGTCGCCGCTGCGGATAAAAATAATTACGACGAAGCGATTGGCGTCCTAGAGAACATCAACGTCACACTGCCTGTGTTCACTGCCGCTGCGTTACAGACGGGGCGGTGTCACTGGGAGATGCACCGTTGGGAACCTGCAAGAAAGTATTTTGAGATTGCCGACCGGCTTGACCCGTTGAACGACGATGCCGGATGGACTCTTGGTTTGCTTGCTTTGCAGATGGGCGACTTCAAGGCAGGGTGGGAAGGTTACGAGCGGCGATGGGGTAGTAAGCTGTTTCAGTCTCCGCGTTTGTCCACCGTGCATCCGCAGTGGGAGCGTGGCCTTGGGCTGAAGCGTCCGATTGTGTGGACGGAGCAGGGTGTGGGTGATCAGATCCTGTACGCATCACTCATCGAAGCGTTGGCGCATGAAGTTGAACATGTCACTGTACTGATCGACATCCGTCTGGCTAACTTGTTACAGCGTGGATGCAAGGCCAAGAACGTCACGTTCCTGCCGCACAGTGCCAAGATCAAGATGTCAGAGCATGACTCGCACATTCCTATCGCTTCTCTCGGTAAATACTTTATTGAGCGAGTATGGGACATACGACAACATGTTTCGTTTGAATACATGAAAGCGGATGAGTATCGTGTAAAGGCGTTGTGCAAAGAGTTAGATCTGGGCGATGCGTTTACCGTTGGTCTGGCATGGACAAGCACGGCTCCTGTCATCGGGCCACACAAGTCCGTACCGCTGTCCGCATTTAAACCCATACTGGATACGCCGCACCTCAAGTTCATCAATCTTCAGTATGGCAAAGCGCAGGAGGAAGGACGGGACTACCATCCAAACCTAATCACGACGCATATTGATACGTTCTTCGATCTGGAGAATGTTGCTGCGTTGATTGATTTGTGCGACCTCATCATCTCGCCATCGTGTGCGACCGTACATCTGGCAGGTGCGATGGGTAAAGATGTTCTATTGCTTGATGCCAACAAACTTTGGTACTGGAACAATCGCATCGGTAACGAAAGCCTGTGGTACAGCGGAGTCAAGATCTATCAGCGCGAGAACATGAACGCGCCGTGGGACTTGCAGTTGCAGCAAGTCAAGGAAGAGTTGGATTACATGCTGCACTTCGATTTGGAGCGGGTGCGAGATAATTTTGTGTTCTTCCACGTAGGCGATGACATCTCATATCCGCAGAAGATGGTCAAGTCGCTGCTGCGGTACAACCCTGATGCCAACGTCATCATGTGTACAGATAAAGATACACCGGATGTGATGGGCATTACGGAGCGCAGAGAGTTCACCGTTGATCGTGAGAACTTGATGTTCTCTCGCATGAAAGCATTTGCTGAATTGAAACTGGCCGAACCCGCGCTCTACATCGACACGGACATGATCTTCTTAGATCGCGTGATGGTGGATGAAATTATCAACGGCAGCGAGGTTGTCCTGTGCCGCCGAGCGTTTGGTATAGATGCCGTCTTCAACATTGAGCAGCGTGGGCTGCGGTTCAATGAGTACGAAGGCAAGACGTTGGGCGAACTGTATCCATACGTAGGCTGTATGGTGGGCACGAAGAACGGCGATCCTTGGCGTGAAATGTTGAATATGTATGGTTCGCTCGATCAGAAGTTTAAGAAGTGGTACGGCGACCAAGAAGTGTTGAGAGAATACGCCAAGCGGTTTGATGTGAACGCGATCTCCGAGAACATCATCGGTTGTCTGCCGGAACACAAACATGACGGCGCGAAGATCATTCATTACAAAGGGCCGAGTCGTAAACAACTGTTTGAGGCTGTGTAAGGTAGGAGGAGTAGGTATTATGGTCATTGAATTTTTTAAATCTTTTTTTGAGTCCAAACAGAAACTTAGAGATCGGATTGAGTTCCTTGAGCAGCGTTGCGTTGAACACGAGAGGCGTTGGGTGGATCAGGAAAAGGAACTCGACAGACTGAGAGAAGATATCAAGTTCCTCGACCCCGGCTGTGCCGAGCGCGGCTGCGTGGCAAGAGATAGTTGGGAAATCGATTTAACGAGTGGACAATGAAAGTCTTTATTGGTTGGGACAGTCGGGAAGACATTGCATATCAGGTGTGCAGGGAGTCGCTTGCGCGTAACTCCTCCATCGAACTGAACATCAAGCCGATCAAGCAGAGCGATCTGCGTGAGCGGAATTTGTACTGGCGGGAGCATGACCCACTGTCATCTACAGAGTTTTCCTTTACCCGATTCCTCACGCCGTATCTTGCAGGATACGAAGGTTGGGCGTTGTTCATGGACTGTGACTTCCTCTGGCGAGGAGATGTGGCAGGACTCATGGACTATGTTGACCCGAAGTACAGCGTGATGTGTGTGCAGCACAACTACAAGCCGAAGGAGAAGACCAAAATGGATGGTGCCGTGCAGCACCTGTATCCACGCAAGAATTGGTCGAGCCTGATGTTATTTAATTGTTCACACCCCGACATTCGACAGAACCTCACGCCACAGACCGTCAACATTGCTACAGGCATGTATCTGCATCGGTTCAAGTGGACGGAGGACGAGCGCATCGGCGGACTACCGATTGCGTACAACTATCTGGAAGGTTGGCATACCAAGAAGGATTGTCCGAACCCGGTCGCTGTACACATGACCCGTGGTGGGCCGTGGTTTCAGGAGTGGGGTAACGTCGAGTACGCAGACGAATGGACTGCGATTGCAAAGGAGATTTGAGATGGCAAAGGTTCCCGCAGCGGTTGCGCCGCCCGAAAACGCAGAGTACGCCGAGTTGATCATTAACAAAGAGAACACCAAAGCCATGCCTGCTGAAACAGTCTGGGCAAAGATTGGTGACAAGGGTGAGTTGGAAACTATTCGTTGGGACATCATCGAGATGTACGCCAAGCAGTATGACTCTGACCCCAAGAGCCGCAGCCAATCACATGTGATGTGCAAGTTATTGGTGTTGGTGCGTGACGAAACCAGAAAGGAGAAAGCATAGTGAGAGGACCGAAATTGAGTTATGAGCAATACAAGATTTTGCTTGAGCAGCAGGAACTTGCCGGTCGATTGATGAAGACCAAACAGTACAAGGATCTCGCTGCCGAGTGGGGCATATCGGATTCAACCGTACGCTGCGCGTTGTATCGCGGAATAAAACAATACGACATACGAATACTGGAGGAGATGGAGCATGAGCGTAGACGATCAGTCGCCACCGGGAGCGTGGCGCGACGAGATGGCACGAATGCCGTGGCGGTACTCTCAGCAAACCAAAGTCAACGAAGCCTTGGCCAATATCCGTCAAGCGGGTCTAGCACTTGAGGCCAACGTGTTGGCACTTGAACTAACAACATTAAAAAATGAACTAGAGGCGCTACGTGGACAGAAACGCTAGGGGTGGGGTAAGGCGGTACTTGGATACGGTGAAGCCGGAAGAGTACGTGCCGAACGTGGGCGAGGTTGATCTGACCGAACTCTCGCTGCAAGGTCTTGCTGATCTGTATGGCAGCGACAAGGGTACGATCAAACACAATTACACCAAGCACTACGAGAAGATCGTTAGTGAGTTGTTGGCAGGACGAGACCGCAAGAAGGCCGAGTTGCTTGTGGTAGAGGCGGGTGTTGCGTGTGGCGCATCACTCCGTATGTGGGGTAACTATCTCCCCGCATCCGAAATCATCGGGTATGACATCCGACCGGAGTGCAAGGAACTTTGCAAGGACATGGAGAACGTTGAGATCTGCATCGCTGATCTGTGCAAGTCAAACGAGATGTTACCGCAAACAGTTGACCTGTTTGTGGACGATGCTTCACACATCGCTGAGGACATGGTGGCAATGTTTAGTAATTGTTTTGAGGACGTAGCGCATGGCGGGTATTACGTCATCGAAGATTTGGGCTGCACGTATAGCCCCGCATACACCGAGCAGTTCCGTAAGTACTTCAATCCGGCGGCGGTCAACAGCAGGGGCGAGATACTGAAGTTCATGGACTACCTGATGCGAGAGGTAGACAGCAGAAATATAGTCGCGGAGATCCGCTACTACCCACAGATGCTTGTCATCAAGAGGGCGTATGGAAATTGAAGACGACATCTTGGACTTGATTCAGGCGTTGCCCAACGAGATCAACGATGCCTCGACTACAACAGAGATGAAGTTTCTGACTGTGGGCAGTGTTCTTTGGGCTTGCCGCGATGAAATCATTTATCTGCGGAAAGAAGTGGAGAGGTTGAAGAGTGGCCGTCGTCAAAAAGGAAAGAAGATGTACGGAGTGTAAGCGGCTGTTCGCTACACCAGAATCATTCAGATCCCACCGGTACAAGTTTGGTGGGTGCAGATCGGTAGAAGCGTTGGCATTAGCAGGTTTTGTTGAGACAAGTAAGGGGTGGAAATATGAGTTTCGTAACTCTCGACTTTGAGACGTACTACGACAGTAGATACAGTCTCAGCAAACTGACTACGGAAGAATACATCCGCAGTCCGTACTTTGAAGTGATCGGTGTCAGCATCAAGGTCGATGATGACATCCCCGAGTGGATCACTGGTACGAAAGAATTCATCAAGGCCAAGTTGGACAAGATCGACTGGGCTGACTCAGCGGTGCTGTGTCACAACACGCAGTTCGATGGGGCCATCTTGGCATGGCACTTTGGGATCATCCCGGCTTACTACTTCGATACGCTGTGTATGGCGAGAGCAATACATGGTGTGGATGCCGGTGGATCATTATCTGCGCTAGCTGAAAGGTATGCGTTGGGTAAGAAAGGTACGCAGGTTCTGGATGCGATTGGCAAGCATCGCAAAGACTTCATCGACTCCGAACTCGCCGACTACGGCATGTACTGCTGCAACGATGTGGACCTGACTTTCAAACTCTTCAATGCGCTGTTGGGCCAGCACTTCCCGCAGTCAGAACTTGATTTGATTGATATGACATTGCGTATGTACACCCAGCCGGTGCTGTGCGTGGACGATGCGATGTTGGTCGAGCGTTTGTCCGAGGTGAAGCAGGAGAAGCGCACGTTACTGCGCGGCCTGATGGACACCTTGCAGGTGGGTGAAGAGGAAGAAGTACGCAAGAAGTTGGCAAGCAACCCGCAGTTCGCTGCCATCCTAACGGACTTGGAGATTCCGGTACCCATGAAGATCAGTCCGGTTACGGGCAAGGAGACCTTTGCCCTTGCCAAGAATGACGAGGGGTTTATCGCGTTATCGGAACACGAAGATCCGTTTATTCAGCAACTGTGTGCTGTACGTCTTGGCACGAAATCCACACTAGAGGAGTCACGCATTGAACGCTTTATCGGTATTGGTTCTCGGAATCGCGGCAGGCTACCTATCCCGCTCAAGTATTACGGCGCTCACACAGGTCGTTGGGCCGGGACTGATTCGGTTAACTTCCAAAACTTGCCGAGCCGTGACAAGAAAAAGAAAACGCTGAAGAACTCCATCCATGCCCCTGATGGCTACGTCATTATCAACTGCGACTCCTCACAGATTGAGGCTCGCGTGTTGGCGTGGCTTGCGGGGCAGGATGACGTTACCAAGCAGTTTGCCAAAGGCGAAGATGTGTATTCGATCTTTGCATCGAAGATCTACAAGCAGCCGATCAGCAAGGCAAACCCGGTTGAACGGTTCGTCGGTAAGACCTGCATCCTTGGACTGGGCTATGGCACTGGGGCGAAGAAGTTACAGCACACGCTGAAGACCCAACCGCCGGGGGCTGACCTGCCCGAGGAGGAATGCAAACGCATTGTCGATCTGTACCGGCAGGAGAACGACAGGATTACAAATCTCTGGGCAGAGTGCGACAACGCTTTGCAAGACATGATGTCGTGGTCTCATAAGAAGAAGTCTTACACGATAGGAAAACACAATGTGTTGGAGGTCACACAGCACGGTGTACGTTTACCTAATGGTTTGTACATCCGATACAACCGTCTCCGTAATCAAGACAACAAAGCCGTTTACGATTCTCGTAAAGGGGTAACTTCGATATGGGGAGGCGCGATGGTGGAGAACGTCGTTCAGGCATTGGCCAGAATTATCGTTGGCGAACAGATGCTTGCGATGAAAGACCGCTACAGACCGGTGCTTACAGTGCATGACGCAGCAGTGATTGTTGCGCCAAAAGATGAGGTAAATGAAGCACTTGCGTTTATAACTAAAGTCATGTCTACTCCTCCGAGTTGGGCTGAAGGCTTACCCGTTGCATGTGAAGCAAAATACGGGGAGTCCTATGGGGAGTGTTGATGATCAAGTGGAGTTACAGCAGTCTCAAGCAGTACAAGACCTGCCCCAAGCAATACTATGAGATCCGTGTCGCAAAGAACTTCCAGTCCCGTGAAGGCGATGACGCCCGGTATGGGAAGGAAGTACACAAGGCGCTCGAAGAGTACGTGCGAGATGGCAAGCCGCTGCCGGAGTTTTATCAGCAGTTCAAACGGATGGTTGATCCGTTGCTTGATATCCCCGGCACAAGGTACTGCGAACATGAGATGGGGCTGACGGTTGATAGGAAGCCGTGCAGGTTTACTGCACCAGATTACTGGGTACGAGGTATCGCAGACTTACTGATCATCGATGGGGATACAGCGTTCATCGTGGACTACAAGACAGGCAAGGCAGGTTACGCCGACCCGAGTCAGTTGAAGTTGATGGCGCTGATGGTGTTTGCACACTTTCCCGAGGTCGTACGTGCCAAGACTGCCTTGATGTTTATTGCTCAGAACGTGTTCATAGATCAAGAGTATTTAAGATCCGACAACGACAAGCTCTGGGAATCGTTTGAATCTGACTTACAAAGATTATCCATCGCGTTTGACAACGCGATTTGGCCAGCACAACCAACGGGCTTATGCCGTAGACATTGCCCGGTAGAAACTTGCAGGTATCACGGAGGTTGAAATGCCTTACACGAAGACACCACGCCCGTACAAACACGAGTACAAATTACAAAAGGCTCGTGACGAACATCCAGATCGCATGGAGCGGCAACGCGCTCGTCGCGCCGTAGACAAGAATGGTGCCGACAAGAACGGCAACGGCAAAGCAGATCGCAGAGAAGGCAAAGATATTGCCCACAAGAAAGCATTGTCTAAAGGCGGTTCCAACAAGGACGGATATACGATACAGTCCCCGTCGAAGAACCGGTCGTTCCGACGCAAGTCGAGCGGAGCGATGAAATAAGCACTAGGCGCGAGTGTGCATGACAGGCTTTCCCACCCACTTTCCTGTCTGATAACCGCGTCAGTTATAGATGAAGTTACAAAGCAACGCTTCTCCGCTTCAGGCTATAACCGTCTGGCCCACGTGACGGGCTTTTCAAAGAATTAGGTGCATCATGGAAATTGTTGAAGATACGGCCATCAAAGTCAGCCTTCCTTGTGATATCGCAGATAACGTCTTCTCCTGTATTGAGAAGTGCGAGATCGTAGGCGTAGATGATGAGGCCAAAGAATTACTGATTTACTGGGACTACGATGAAGCCGTAGCCTTGGCACAGGTGGTTGACTCGCAGCGTCCTGCGCTCACCGTACCCGAGATCCCGTCGCCCATGCTGCGCGACTACAACTGGCCGGGACTGCACATACCCTTCGCACATCAACGAGACACCGCGTCGTTCCTGTCCATCCGCTCACGTGCGTACTGCTTCAACGAGGCTGGCACGGGCAAGACCTCTGCCGCGATCTGGGCAGCAGACTACTTGATGAACCTCGGCGTCGTTGAGAAAGTGCTAGTCATCTGCCCGTTGTCGATCATGCACTCCGCGTGGCAGGCAGACATCTTCAAGACCGCAATGCACCGCACGTGCGGTATCGCTCACGGCACGGCGGAGAAGCGTAAGAAAGTTATTGATGATGGATTTGACTTCACGATCATCAACTTCGATGGCACACACATCGTGCTGCGTGAGTTACAGGAAGCACGGTACGACCTGATCATCATCGATGAAGCCAACGCATACAAAGCAGCTAACACGCGACGTTGGAAGACCTTGGCTAAATTGTTAACGCCATCAACAAAACTGTGGATGATGACGGGTACACCCGCATCGCAGTCACCCATCGATGCCTTTGGATTGGCAAAACTCGTATCGCCACAGCGGGTTCCGAAGTTTACCGGCGCATGGCGCGACCGAGTAATGGTGCAGTTGTCCCGCTTCAAATGGGCACCCAAGACAACCGCACAACAGGACGTACACGCTGCCCTGCAACCTGCTATCAGGTTTGCCAAACGCGAGTGTCTGGATCTTCCGGACATCGTTCATCAGACGCGACTCGTTGCACAGTCCCCGCAGGTCATCAAGTATTACAAAGAACTCAAACAGCAGATGTTGATCGAGGCAGCGGGCGAGCAGGTCTCTGCCGTCAACGCCGCAGCCAAACTGTCCAAACTACTTCAGATCTCAGGCGGTGCCGTATACACGGACGAGAAGGATGTCATCGAGTTTGATATCTCGCCGCGACTGAATGCGCTGCAAGAAGTGCTTGATGAAACGTCAAATAAGGTTGTAGTATTCGTCCCGTACATCCATACTATCGATGTGGTCGTGGAGTACTTGAACAAGGAGGGCATAACGAACGAAGTCATCAAGGGTTCCGTAGCGCCGAAGGCACGATCCGAAATCATTGACCGGTTTCAGCGAGAGCATGATCCACGAGTCTTGGTGATTCAGCCGCAGTCGGCATCGCATGGAATCACGTTGACCGCCGCAGATACGATTGTGTTCTGGTCGCCGGTAATGTCAGTGGAGACGTACTTGCAGTGCATCGGACGCATCGACCGCGTAGGTCAGCAGAACAAGATGACGGTAGTTCATCTACAAGGATCAGAAGTTGAGAAGCGCATGTACACCATGCTGCAAGGCAAAGTGGATAGTCACCAACAATTAATTGACCTGTACAAGCAGGAACTTGAAGGAGAAGCCGAATGAACGTGAATACCGAGGAACTCGTAGCAGCCTACATCAACATTCGTACGCAGCGGGAAATCCTATTGCGAAACTACGAAGAGCAGGACAAGGCACTGAAGGCTGACATGGCCCAGTTAGAAGCCGCCATGCTTGATGTGTGTAACCATATCAACGCAGACAGCATCAAGACTTCGCACGGCACCGTCATGCGCAAGTTGAACGAACGCTTCTTTTGCCAAGACTGGGAAAACTTTTACAAGTTCATCATGGAGCAGGACGCGCCGCACCTGTTGGAGCGTCGTATCCATCAAAGCAACTTCAAAGAATTCATGAAAGATCACGAGGATTCTGGGCTGCCACCCGGCGTTAACGTGATGCGTGAATATGGCGTCACAGTACGCAAGTCCAGTTAAATCCAGTTACATCCAGTAGAGGTTTAGTTTATGGCTAACGATATCATTGCAAGTTTGAAGGAACAGATGGCGCTCGTGCAGACGGGCGTCGATGACGATACACGTGCCGTAGCAGGCGGTGGCTCAGGTGGGATGAAGCGCATCTCCATCAAGGGCGGCGTGTTCCGCAAGATGGCAGGCGGTAAGGAGATCGCCTCCATCGAAGACCGTCACATGAACGTGATCTTCGTGAAGATGTCGCACCACCCGAGCCGTACGTACTACGAAGGCACGTACAAGGAAGGCGAGAAGAGCGGCCCCGCTTGTTGGTCATCCGATTCCAAGGTTCCCGATGCCGAGGTCAAGAACCCGAGGGCGGAGACTTGCGAGAAGTGCCCGATGTCGATCAAGGGTTCGGGCAACGGCGGTGTAGGCGCGGCCTGTCGTCTGTCGTGGCGTACGGCAGTTGTGTTGCCGAGCGATCCGAGCGGGGATGTCATGCAGTTGGTGCTGCCTGCAACGTCGTGCTTCGGTAAGGAAGAGAACGGCAAGTTCCCGTTCCGTCCGTACATCCAGATGCTTGCTAACAACAACATCTCGGCTGGCCGTGTTGTGACTCGTATGCAGTTTGATACCAAGGCTACTGCGCCGAAGTTGCTGTTCTCGCCTGTCGCTGCCGTCCCGGCTGATGATGTGGAGAGCGTGGTGGCACAGGGCAAGTCCAACGCTGCTGAAATGGCTGTGAAACTCACAGTTTATCAAGCAGACGAAGGTGAGAACGCAAAGCAAGATACTGCTGCGGATCAGCCCAAACTGCGCGACACTGGCAAGAAGCCGGAGGCTGCGCCGACTGCCGACGCTTCGGAAGTCGTCAAGAAGTGGTCTCGGAAGTAAGGAGTAATTATGCCTCGTTCGTATGATTACAAGTTTCTTCTGGAACTACAGAGGTCTGATCCGAATAGGCTAGGAGTCAAACTTGGCAGAGTATGTGTCGAGGCTAACTTCCCTGCTGCATACGTTGCAAAAGTTCTGGATACATCACGTACTACGGTTTATGCGTGGTTTCGTGGGCAAGGCATCCGTGAAGAGAAGCGTACCAAGGTCGAGACATTCATCGACATTGTGGAGAAAGACATGCAGTCTGGATTGCTCCCGGCGCGTACTATGATCGATGCCAAGTTATACCTGCGCGAACTGAGCGGAGGAAAGATTTGATTTAGTGGTGCTACCTCGTGGTTCGGCGGGGGACTTCAAACCCCGCCTTTTTTATCTGTGCGGTCATGCTAAAACAATTTTATGAGAAAGTATTACCGTCGCAGGGTGTCTACTGTGTAGCAGCGATTAGTCAGGAAGGAAAAGTTACTAATCGTTTTGCAGAGTCACTTGGCGACTTGTTTGATTTGATCAATGAATTTAAAGAGGGTGGACAGAATGTATTCGTCGCGTTAAACACATTCAGCGGCTACAGCCGCAGGGCTGAATACGCCCAGTATTGTCGGTCGTTCTTTATCGATCTTGATGTCGATCCGGAGAACCCGAAGAAGTACCCGTCAAAGGAGGCAGCGTTAGCTGACCTCGATGACTTTGTAATTCTGAAAGAACTGCCCCCACCTGTGCGCGTGGACTCGGGCGGCGGTGTCCATGCGTATTGGATATTTGATCAGGACATTCCCACTGACGAGTGGAAGGCGTACGCCAACAAGTTCAAGCAGTTGTGCCTTGACGGCATCAAGATTGATACGGCTGTGACGGCAGATGCCGCACGTATCCTGCGGTGTCCAGAGACTATTAACTACAAACGATTGCCCGTCGAAACTAAGTTCATCGACACGGACTTTGCCGTGTGGAGTTTTGACGAGTTCAAAATGTATCTTGGTGAGGTTGATGTTCCGTCGCCGTCTTCGATCCTTGCTGCGATTCCAAAGGGTCTGGACGACGACACCAAGAGCATCGCTCGTCTGGACAACTATCAGACGACGTTCCAAGAGATTGCTGAAAAGAGTCTGGGTGACGAGGGGTGCGCCCAGATCAAGCACATCCTGACAAACGCCGCGACGTTGGAAGAACCGTTGTGGTACGCAGGGCTGTCGATTGCCAGACACTGCACGGATTGGGAAGAAGCCATCCATCTGATGTCTGAAGATCATCCCGGCTATAACCGCGACAACACAATTAAAAAAGCGAACCAAGCACATGGCAAACCCTTCTCATGCGAAAAGTTCAACGAACTCAACCCCGGCGGATGCGACGGATGCCCCTTGCGAGGAAAGGTCACCAACCCCCTTGCAGTCGGAAGACGGCTTGTTACTGCACCGGAGGCCAAGGAAGATGATCCGCAGGACACAGTTCGGGTCGAGGCGGATTCCAAAGTTGTTCCGTTCTTTCCTCCCTTCCTGAAGCCGTACGTACGGGGTATCAACGGCGGCATCTACTACATGCCTCCGGCAAAGCAGGATGAGGAAGGTAACACCGAGCAGCCGGACCCGATCTGCATTAGCGTGAACGATCTGGCTCCGATCAAGCGTATGTACAGCGCGGCTGACGGCGAGTCGTTGTTGATGCGACACGTGATGAAGCATGACCCCACCAAGGAGTTTGTGCTTCCAATGAAGTGGGTGTATGCCACGGACAAATTAAAAGAGGTTCTGAGCAGTAACAGCGTGACGTTCCTGCCGGGGCATGTAACTCATTTGATGAACTATCTCATCAAGTGGGATCAGTATCTTCAAAGCAAGGACAGGGCAGAAACTATGCACATGCAAATGGGTTGGGCCGAGGACAACAACAGTTTTGTTATCGGTCTGCGGGAACTGAGCCGGAACGGCAACGACCGTAAGGCAGCGGCTAGCCCTCTGGTGCGCAATATCTCCAAGCTCTTGGTGCCATTTGGTGAGTACGATGTTTGGAAGAAAGCCGCCAACGCCCTCAACGAGAAGGGCTTTGAGATGCACATGTTTGCCTTGCTGTGTGGGTTTGGCTCGCCGTTGATGCGGTTCACTTCAACCAGCGGTGTCGTTATCTCATTCACGAGCGTCGAGTCGGGCAACGCCAAGACCGGTGCAATGTACGCAGGGCTGTCAGTCTGGGGCGACCCGAAAGAACTGAGCGTGGTGGATGGCAACGCGACCGACAACGCCTTCATCGGGCGACTGCTGAATCTGAAGAACATCATGTTTGGCATCGACGAGGCATCCAACGCCAAGGCAGAGGATCTGTCCCGCCTGATACACCGGGTCTCACAGGGCAAGGCCAAACTGCGTATGCAGTCTTCGGTCAACGCCGAGCGTGACTTGGAGATGACGGCTTCCTTGATCGCCATGCTGACATCGAACCAACCGATTTACGACAAACTGCAGACCATCAAGGCAAGCCCTGACGGTGAGGTGGCTCGTCTGGTCGAGTTTCAGATTGAACGTCCCGCTCCGATGGCAATGAACCCGAACCTTGGCCGTCAGATCTTCAACGAGTTCCGGTTCCACTTCGGCCACGCAGGGCCAGAGTTCATCAAGCGCGTGCTTGAGATTGGGGATGATGCTATCAAGTTACGGATGAAGCCTTGGCACGACAGGTTCAGGGCTGACTTTGGCACCGATGACTCGTACCGGTTCTACGAAAACTTGATCGTAGCGACGTTCACAGCCGGTGAAATCGTCAATGAGCTTGGGATTGTCACGATTGATCTGGACAGAGTTTATGTGAAAGTCGTATCCAAAATGATTGAGATCCGCGATAACACGGTGAAGATCACGCCGGATGACTACAAAACTTTGCTTGGCGAGTACAGCAACGCCAACTCGTCGTCGTTCCTTTTCATGGACGGGGACAAGGTAGTGAATACGTACGAGCCGAGGGCACTTGTCGGGCGTCTCGAAGTGGATACAGGCATGTGCTACGTATCCCGCAGCGATTTTAAAAAGTACCTTGCACTGCGTGGCGTCAGTAACAGGCAGTTTGAACTGATCATGAAGAAGGAGAACCTTCTGGTCGGAGCCGAGAAAAAGCGTCTTGGTTCTGGATGGAAGGGTGGCTCGTCATTCCAACCGATTTGGGTTTACGCCTTCAGAACTGACAACGCTGAAGAGTTGGTGAATGAACTCAACAAGAATTGAAGAGCCGGAATGGGTCTTCCCGTTTGAGTTCATGAAACCCGGCGACAGTTTCTTCGTGCCTACACTGAAGCCGTTGGAGATGCTGTACGTTATCGACTCACGCGCCAAGGCGGCAAAGGTAAAGGTGAAAGCTTTTACCTCGTCCAAGGATGGACACCTTGGCGTGAGAGTCTGGCGTATTACTTAGGCTCGATGCCGTAGTAGATTTGGAACGAGTCGATCAAGTTACGCTTTGCAAGATTCTGCATACGGGTGTTGTCTTTCAGAAGATCCCGCTTCTGCTGCGTGGATAGTTCTGACGTATTACGCACGAAGTTTGCCTGTTCACGCAGTTTCTTCAGGTCGCCTTGAATGGCTCGTTCGTAGAAGTCCACGATCTCTTCATCGTTCGGGTTCTTCTCAATGTACGCAGCGTAATCATCAGGCCGGAACTTCAGTGTGTTGAGCAATCGCTGCTTCTTCTGAACCTGCTCCTCAACGCTGGCGTACTGCCGAGCATCGTAGTTGGACTTGGTGCCAATGAAGCTGTCGATGAACGGGACAACTTTATCGAGATCGTCAACGCTACGGAACTCGCGCTCGTTAGCAGCGAACATACGCAGATCATACGCAGAGGTAGCCACGCGACCGAGAGCATCAGCGTAGTTGCTCGTCCAGAAGTAAATCGTGTTGGGGCTGACTTCGTAGCCCGTCATTTCAAAGTAGTCCTTGGCGAGTTTCTTGTAGAACTCGGGGATGTTCACGCCGCCTGTGTACACATCGCTGTAGCGACTCTGCCGACTGTTGTAAATCTCGTTGCCGAGGTTGTCGGTGTTCATGGCGTATTCAACGAACGGACGGAGCGCCGAAGGCGTCACGGAGTCCACAAGGAACCCAGTGAAGTTGTCGAATACGTTGATGTTTGATTTGGGGATAGGTAGGAACGAGTCAAACCCGATGTTGATCGTGTTAGCTGCAACGTCCTTTGCTGCCACGTTGCCCCGAGCCAACGATGCCATCTGAGCGCCAAACGCACCGAACGCCGAGATACCGAAGCCCCACGGAATCTGCAGGAACGTGTCCTCACCAAGGACAGGCAGGCGGGCGTAGCGCGTCCAACGCGCCATATCATCCGTGGCCACACGGTTGCGGCCTTGATCATCGTCGTCGGCACCGGCCAACGCCATCTCGTATAGCCAAGCACCGGCTGCAGCCGTGATAAACATAGCCCAACGTGCGCGGTTCTTCTGAGCTTCGTACGTCTGACGGAACTGTTTAGCAGCTTCAGGGTTTTTGCGAACCGACTCCGGAGCCTTGGAGAGCGCCGTCTCATAGCTAACCAACGCAGGCATGATGGTGTCGATGGCACGCACCGCACCTGTAGCAGCCGTACGGAAAAACATAAAGAGAGCGCCAGCCTCACGGCCCGCGTCACCCACAAGCCGGAAGTTGGCAAGGTTCTTGGCAAACGTAGCGCCTTCAATCTTGGCTGCTTCTTCAATCTGCTCCATCTCTTGGGCGTTAGGTTGACGCTTGTTCTTCTCCACAAACGCCTGCTTCATCTGTGCCTGAGTCTTGTCACGTGACATGGCGTAGGCAGCAACGCGGTTGGTGAACTCAAAGGCGTCGTTGTAAATGTCCATCGCTAAAACAACTTGCTGCAGACCGCGCTTGGACGCAGCAACAACGCCGCGATCATTCAAACTGTTGTCCAGAGCCTCTGCCTGCGCACCGATGGAATAGGACTGTTGATATGCCGTGCGACCACCGCGCTCAATCCATTCCAACGTGTCATTGATGAACGGATCTTTCTTAGCCAGTTCACGCAGTTTGGCAATGTCACCCTTCTCAATCAAAACCGACACCCTGCCGGACTTGTGAAGGCCGCCGCGCATGACGTTGCGGAGCAACGCATCAACAAAGTATTCACGAGCACTGCCTGCACCGTACTCGCCCGCAATGTTAAGGGTGTTGGTGATGATGTCACGGGGGAAGTTCAGCGGAGCAAACGACGGGTTGAACCGGGTGTGCATCTGGCCAAAGAAGCCTGTGATAGCGTTACCTGCCCTCGTTGCCCAGTGCGACTCCTGATACGGACGGCGAATGGCACGGAGAATGGCGTAATCTTGCGGCGCGATCTGATAGACCTCGATGTTGCCATCGTTGTCGTAATGGAAGATCTTGTTCTCGCCTTTGTACGGAGCAAAGCTGAAATCACGGTTCAGATACCGATCTGCCATCGTGATCTTGCCAACCGGCTTACCCTTGATGTGGCCTTGGTCGATCATGTTCTTAACGGCGTCCGTTACACCCTCACGGCCCGCACGGGCAGCGGCGTAGTAGGCATCCGAGAACGACTGCAGGATTGAGTTCTCTGCCTCAGACTGACGGCCTTCCATTGCCTGCGCAGCCTCAGCAAACTCACCGCTTACACGGCGATCATTCGGGTCAAGTTTGGCAGCCTCACCCTTTTCAGGACGACCCTTGAGCGGGGCGTAGTTCTGGAAGTTGTAGAACGCAACGATGTTATCAACCGGCTGCGACCAATACTTCGCCTTACGGTTCAGGTTTTTGGTTTCTTCCTGAACATCGTTTACCGCTTTCAACGCGGCTTCGGCTGCAGCCTGTGCCTTCGGTCCAATGCGGGCAAAGTCTTCCTTCAACTGATTGATAAACTCAGGTGAGTAGCCACCCAATACGTTGTACGTGGCGCTGTTGATATCGGTTGAAGTCGGCTTGTTCGGCTGCGCAATCGGGCTGTCGCCCAACGGATCAAGGTTAGCCTTGTCCATGACAAGCTTACGCAGGGTGTCACCCAACGCCTTGGCCGTACCGTTGCTGGCAAGATCAGTCGGCTTGATCAACTGCTTCAGGATCTCCTGCCGGATTTCCGCAGGGCTGATACGCATCTTCTTGCCGTTGGCACCGATAAACTGTCGGCGCTTGGTGCTGAGCGGAGCATTCAGCATGAACATAACTTCACGGCGTTCCGGTTCGTGCAGGACAATACGCAGACGATCAAGTTCCTCCAAAGCTTTGTTTGTATCAAGTCCACGCATCTTGGCGTAATTATCGATAGCCTTGTACGCAGCATCCATCGGACGCTTCAGGACTGTTGATGCGTAGAACGCTGCCTTGTCTTGGGCAGCAGTGATCAGGCTATAAGCATTGTTGAAGCCGGGGACGCCGACAATAAGTTGTTTGGCACGGCGAAGATCCTGTTCCAGCCGCTTCAACGGACGCAGTTCGTTCTGGAAGAACTTGACGGCACGCTCGTACAGATCAACGCGGCGCGAACCAACGTCTTCACCCCACAAATACTTGCGGGTACGCTCAATCAGTCCGTTCTTGTTGAACTTGTTATTAAGGGTGCTGACACGCCGTTGCTTGAATTCTTCAGGCGTCTCCTTTGGTTTGACCTTTGCGGGTTCGGCCTTCTTCTTTACCCGCTTACCAGCCTTACCAACTCCTCCACCGACTTCGCTTGGTTCGCCGCTTGGAGCAGCGGGCGGTACAGTGCCATCCCCTCCGCGTCGTTTTCCTGCTGATACAGCCCGTGGTTTACCTTTATCGCCTGCTTTATCTCCTCTAGCTGATGCTGCGGAGGAGTCTTTGTTGTACTCCTCAAGAGACTTTGCAACGTTTGCTGTCGTTGAGCGTCCATATGCCTCCTTCATGGCAGTAAACACAGACTCGTGTTTAGCCAGAACCTTCAATATTGCATCGCGGAAGTAGTCTTCAAGTCCTTGGTCAGCAAGATACTGACGGACTTTGATCATTTCTTGGTTGTGCCCGACACCGTGATCCATGTTTCCGGTGTGGGCGAGTTCATGCGTGATGGTCTCATACATGTTGGCACGAATACCAAACAGCGTTTCAGCACCCCATTCATAGAACGGGTTGATGTAAATGGCCTTATACGGCACTTCTTTTAAATGGATGCCGCCGTACCCTCTGTCGATTGAGATGCCGCCAAAAAACAAGTTCTCGGGTTTGAGGACATCATAAGATCGCGGAAATCCATATAGGCCGCTGTCTCCCAAAGCCTCTTTCATCTCAACAACAATTGTGCCAAGTTCAGCAAAGAACTGACGCGGGTCGCCGTACGGTTCGCCAACTTCGATGTAATCTACGTTTGTATTGTTATGGAATACAGGCAGCTTTGGATCCTGTTCCATGACAATCTTGAACTCCTCCATTGAAGGAGGAGCTTTGTCAGCCTTGAAAGACTGCTCACGCATAACGTCGCTAGTCTTCGGCGGCACAAGAATCTTGCCAAGCGTGTCTTTGACACCATCATCACTGATAACAATTTTTTCTTCAGTTTTGGGAACGGCAAGTTTTTTTGGCGCTTCGTCTCTGCGCCTATCAAATACTTTCTGCAGTTTCTTGCTTGTATCTTTTAAGTCTTCGCCAGCCTCAACACGAGGCATCTGCACAAGATCCTTGAAAGACTGTTGCAGTTCCTTGGCTTCTTCGCCACGAGCGATACGCTGCAAGTAACCCTGCAAAGCCTCTATATCTTTTGCAACTCGAGGCTTGAACCTTTCTCGACTGTTTTCAAACGGGTAATTAACGTCCTTGGCTCTAACCTTGGACTTTACGTTTACAACGATGTCGTACGGGATTTTTTCATTTCCGCTAAGCTTAAACGGATTCTCAAACTGCCAGATGCCACTGGAAAGGATATTGTGTGTAGGGTACTTCTTACGCTTCGTACCCATATAAACTTCCAAGGTGCCCCACGCCGTATCGGCAGTCGTGAGCTTTGGCATCTCCTTTGTATCAAAATTGACGCCAATTGGAAGTTCTTCCTTTTCACCACTCGCAGTGTCGTTGAACGTGACCTTGGCAGGACCAACCAAAGGCTTGCCAAAGATACTGATGCCTGATGATCCATAAGGGAACCAAACTCTTTTTGCATCCCCCGTAAGCGTATCGGTATAAGTCTCGGGTATTTTGAGCGTAATCTTCGTACCGTGCTCGTCCTTGGGAGCAGGTTGCTTGCGGATCTTGAAGTTGCTCTGAGCAATTTCATCACGAGTGGCATCGATAGTCGTGCGGATACCGTCACGAACAGTGTCAATCTTGATACGTTCGGCACCCATCAGGACGCCCATCTTGGCCATGCCAAGACCGCCGCTAGTCTCGCCGGGATCAAGTTCTTTGGCGGAACCACCGATGGTGAAGAACGCTTTGCGAATGATTTCCGGCGTCATACCAACGCCGTCATCTTCAACAATCAGCGTGCGGTCGTTGTCATTGATTGAGACATTGATATCACCAACATCAGTCTGCCCTTTCTTGACACTTTCTTTCACAGCGTCAAAAGAGTTCTGCAGCATTTCCTTCACTGCCACATCTGCAATGTTGGAGCCGTACATGTTGGCACCGACAAGCGGGATCATGGCATCTTTGTCTATATTAAGTTCGCCAGCTTCTTCCCCGAACTGTTCTTCAATACGTTTGGACAAAGATACAAGGTCATCAGACGGTCGTGATTCAAACACAACCATGCTGGCAGGAACCCTCTGATATGCCTTCTCACGGCGGGCATTGACGGGTCGGAACTTGATGTAATCGCCTTCCACACCAATGATCGTACCGGGCATGTTGCCCACGCGAACCGCATCACCTTCCTGCAACTGAACTTCTGCAGCAGGCGGCATGTTGTTCTTTTCTTCGACGTACCGGGCGATATCTTCGTCGGTCGCATCTTCGGAAAGCCTTGGCCCCGCAACCTGCGTCGTAGTTGGAGTCTGAGCAGGTGTAGCAACATCAGCCGCCTGCGGGGTGTCGTCCGGAGGAGTCAGTGCTTCCTCGACAGGCACGGTCTCAGGTTCGCCCAAGAACTTGCCAGCTTTGAACATGCCGCGCATCGTCGTGCCATCAGCATCAACGAACTCACCTTCACCGCTGAACTTGTCGTTCTTAAAGTTGCCTTTGTAATACGAGCCGTCAGCAAAATTCAGCGTGCCAAAACCGTTGTACTTGTCGTTTTTGAACTCGCCTTCGTACATTTCGCCGGAAGGAAGAGTGCGCCTGCCTTGGCCTTGGAACTTGGACTTAACAAACTCGCCTTCGTAAATGGTGCCGTCTGGGTATGCGTAGACGCCCTTGCCTTCCATCAAGCCAGTCTTGGGGTTCAACGCTCCGGTGTACTTGGCACCGTCATCAAGATCGTAAGTTTCAAACTGACCGTACTCGGAAAGGAACCGCTGCCCGTCTTCCGTCAGTGCAGGCTCGCCTGCCGCTTCTCCGCGTTCAGCAGACACAGTAGGTAATGGAGCGCCCCCCAGTCCTGTGAGGTCAGGCTCTGTAACTGCGGGTTCTCCGGGAGTTGGTCCCGGTGCAGGCACAGTAGCGCCTCTTCCAACTGTTCCAGCGACAGTTTCTGCAGGACTTGTCGATACTCCACGTGAAACCTCCTGAGCAACCTTTGGTGGAGCGAAGACCCCACCAATGAGAGTTTCAACTCCAAGTTGTCCTTCTTTGGGTGCAGCAGGCTCTCTTCCAAGTGTGCTGTCCAGAATTTGTCTGACATCGGCAGCTTTTGCTTCAGGCGGGACTGCAACGCCCATCTCTTTGAGCAGTTTGCGGCCACGCATCCAATTAAACTTTTCTTCGCCCTCATCAACACGGGCCATGTAGTCACGAGCATTTTGCGTGACTTCGGGCGGCAACTGCGGAGCAGGCGCTTCTGGCGGGGGCGGCGGTAGCTCGGTCTCCGGAGCAACTTCAACTTCGGGTCGGCCAGATACAGCGCCGAGACCGCCACCCAAGATACCGCCAGCGATACCTTCCAACGCTGCCGCACCAGCCACGCCACGGGTGGTCGGAACATCGAAGCCTTCTCTCTGCAGAGCAATGTTAGCAGCGAGTTGTTCTTGTCCAGCCTGAGCCGCTTCAGGTACGGCTTCAGTTATGGCACCACGGACAACACCTTGCTTGGCGACTTCTTCAGCACCTTCCTTCGCAGCAGTGCGCGAGAGGATCTTTCCTGCCAATGCCTTTTCAAAGCCGGTACCCGCAGCAACAGCACCTAGTGCCGTGCCAAGGATGATCTGATCAAGGTTTTTGCCACCGTACTCTTGGGCTTGGATAGCAGCACGTTCAGCTTCCGCTTCGTCCAAACCCTCCTGCATCAAGGCTTGTTTGGTCTCATCGTAAATTGTGCTCTTGATGACGCCTGCGCCAGTCACGGCACCGATAGCCGGAGCAGCAGCCTTTTTCGCTACAGCGCCCGCTGCACCACGAAGTAATCCTGCAGACAAACCTCCGACCACAGTTGGCAACGCCGTGCCAACCGCCTGCGACAGGATATCAACCGGGGCTTTGGTGAACGCATCAAGCGCAGCGACGACTTGGGCACCTACACCCTTGTCCTCAGCTTCCTGCATGATACGAGCAACTTCCTGACTATCCTGCTTGGACTGTGCACTGAGCAGCCCTTCAAGATAGCCTTCAACGCCACGTATGTTCTGCGATACGGGGTTATCTGCGCCAAACGCATCCGTAATGAAGCGAATGCCCTGAGCGATACCAGTTCCTACTTTAAGAGGAACGTCAGCTACTTCACGCAAGAAAGACTGATCTTCGGGCTTAGGTTCCGGCACGACTGGCTGAGCCGGTTGCTCTTCTTCAAGCAAACCACGCCGCTGGGCCTCACGCAAAAGCGCAGACTGCTGCGGGGAGAGGAGACCTCTCCTGTCCGCTTCAAGAAGAAGCTGGTAATCAGCCATTACCTGATCCCAAATTGCTCGTTAAGCTGACGCTTTATTTCATCGTCCGACTTGTCCGAGTATGGCCCACCGCTGATGTTCTGGCTACGGGGAGCGTAGTCTGGAGAAGGCATACCGCCCGTGGCTTCACGTTCCAACCGCTCCATTTCTGCACGTGCCGCAGCACGCTCATTCTCAGGACGGCGAGAGTTATCAGCAATCATCTTCTGGTTACGGTAAATAAAGCTGTCTCGCACTTTCTGTATAAGTTCCTTACGCTCTGTCTCCGACCGGATATCCGCAGAGTAACCACCTGAAGTGGTCGCCGCCGTAAACCTGCGGTCCATCTCGATCTGTTCAGCAAGTTTATCCTGACGCGCCTGCCTCTGTTGCGGGGTCAGACCTTCCTCTTGCGTGGCTTCATACAGTCCCTGCAAACGAGTAATGCGTGAGTCGCCGCCTGTGACGTTTCTGAGTTGAGCAATACGAAGATCCATCGCACGATCAAGCGCCTTGTCACGGGCGTTCGTTTGAAGCTCAAACAACTTGAACTGCTTGTTCGTGTAGTTGTCTTCCTGACGCCGCACTTCAGCCTGATCCGCACGGAGGTCGCCACGGGCAATGGCTTCCTTGTTCATGCGAAGCTGCATGTCAGCCTGACGCAATGCCTGCTCGGCGGTTTTGAGTTCCTTCAGATCCTTCTGGTAGCCGGTAATGCCAGCCTCAGCCGCCTCGCCCAATGCCTGAGCAAAGAACGGACTACGGCTGCCCAGCAACCGAGCGCCGACCATCATCCAAGCATTTTTATACGCAGCCTTTTTCTCTTCAGGAATTTCTGCCGTGCGGGCTTTGAGGAAGTCTTCGTAAGCCTTGGTCGCATCGCCAGTAATACCCGCAGCCTTGTCGCCTGCAATACGAGCAGCCGTAACCTGTTCAAGGGTTTGGGGGGCATTGACATCAGGCAGTGCGATACCCGGCGCAGGAGCCGCAGGCGGAGTAGTGGGCCGTCGCGCCGCAGCCGCAGGTTGAGTAACAGGGGGTACAACGGGAGCCGCAGGCGGAGTCGGGCGGCTAGCCGACTGCATCATTTGATCAAACAACGCACCTTGCGAGTCAGGTGCAACGAACCCAGTCGGGGCCGCTGCGGGGGGCGCAGTCGGAGCAGGCGCTGCAGGAAGTGCAGCAGGTAGGCCAGCCACGGGGGCCGCAGCAGGAGCCGGGGCTACATAACCACGCTGCATCCTAGGATCAATAGCTTCACGCTGCATCGCTCGGCCCTGCGCCGAGAGATACTGATCCTTCATGGCGCGGGCCACTTCGCGCTTCTGATCTTCGGGCAACTGCTCCCAGTTTGGGAAGTTGTTGCGGATGTACTCTTCAAAGCCTGCGTCGGAGAACACTTCCGACTTGGGCAACCGCACTGTACTGCCGTTTGAAAATGCCACGATCCCGCCACCGGCCATCTGCGGCATCGGTTGATTCGGCATCATAGGATTCCGCTGCGGCATCATCCCCATCAAACCCTGCGCTTGCGCACGGTTTTCTTGCACCACTGTGGGAGGCGCAGATTTGCCTTGCTGCATCATCTTCATGTTTTCGGCTGCGGTGTCGAGCCGCATACGATCTGCTACAGCGCCAGCAAGTTCTGGACGACCAAGCGACATGAGGAACGGTACGACCTGCTCCTTTGGTACGTTCTGTTTTTCCAAAAATTGTTCAGTCTGATCGACGATGGGAGCGAGGCTACGAAGACCGCCGCCTTTTTTAATGTCGTACATAACTTACCTCCCGCCGCCGTAAGCCAACGCACCAAGACCGGCAACCGTATTAAGCGGATTTGGTCCTGCCTGATACATAGTCTGCATCGCACTTGATGCCGGAGTACCACGAATGATATCGGACATGAAACCAAGCTGAGCGTACGGGTAACGCTGACGAGCAAGGAAGTCTTCGTACTGAGCTTGCAGCCGAGCCTGCTCCAACTGCTGCATCTGTTGACCCGCCGCCATCTGGGCTTGGTTAATTGTCTGCTGCTGACCAAACTGTTGTTGGCCAAGCCCACCAAGTGCCTGCGCCGCAGCCAACTGCTGCTGAATGCCTTGCAGACCAAGGTTTCTGCCGAACTGCCGAGAACGTTCACCAAACTCAGCGCCAAACTGACGTTGCGCCAGCGCCTGCTGTTGAGCCTGAAGCGCGGCCTGCTGATTGGCCAACTGAGTCTGTACATCCGTCTGGGCACCCAAAGCCTGCACACCAAGTCGTGCTTGGAGGTTTTGACCCGCTGCCTGCTGCATAGCCTGTTGGTTGGCCAACGCCGCCTGAAGTCCAGCCTGCTGATTAGCAAGACCAGCTTGAAGTCCTTGCTGAGCGCCAAGCTGTTGTACGCCGAGACGGGCTTGGAGGTTCTGTGCTTTAGCCTGCTGCGCTGCCTGCTGATTAGCCAACTGAGCCTGAAGACCCATCTGACCACCAGTAATAGCCGCTTGTTGATTAGCCAACTGCGACTGCAGTGCTTGCTGAGCACCAAGTCCTTGCGTCTGCAACGCTGCCTGAAGGTTGGCCTGCTCTGTTGTAAGTCCTGCAGCCTGATTAAGCCGCTGTGCTTCAAGTTGCTGCTGAGCCATCAATTGTTGACGAGCCTGAGCCGCAGCAAGGTTCTGCTGCCCAACCTGCATACCCGCCGCCTGATTAGCCAACGCAGCCTGAAGACCCTGCTGGGCACCCAACTGCTGAACGCCGAGCCGAGCCGCGAGGTTCTGCTGGCCTACCGTGAGACCGGCAGCCTGATTAGCCAACTGCGCCTGCAGAGCCTGAGCACGGTCAGCGCCATACAACTGCTGGGCCTGTTCAAACGCACGTTGTGTGCCAGTTGCCTGAATGCCACCCAACTGTTCACGCAGACCTTTACGGGCCTCTGACTGAAGCAACGCTTCACGGGTACCACCACGAGCGCCAGACCTGACACCCGCTGCCTGAAGTCCCGGCAAATTCCTAGCGTAATCACCAACAGCCTGCTGCTTTTGGAACTCCACCACATCTTGCATGTACGGAGACATGTAAGGCTGAAGCGTGCTGAGACCAAAACGTTCAGCCTGCACCTGTTGTGCTGGCCCCATCTGATATTGTTCAAGCCCTTGCGTACCAACACGCTCAGCCGGTCCCATGCCAAGGCGTTCAAGGTCAGACGGCGCGGTTACTTGTCGCGGCCCACCCATCTGAATGTCGCGGAGATTGGGCGCAGCAACGGCACCAAAGTCAGTCTGGGCAGCAACACGTTCTGGCCCCTCCATCTGATACTGCTGAAGTTGCTGAGCAGCAACTTGTTGGGCAGCGACCCGTTCCGGAGACTCCATCTGATACTGCTGAAGCTGTGGTGCCCTAGCACCAAGGTAAGACACATCCATGCCTTGATACTGGGCAGGTGTGTAATCCCCCAACTTCTGTGCCTGCAA